TAAAGGCTAAGGAACTGATAGGTCCAACACCTTGAGAATCAGCCTCAAACTGTGTAGCATTCTTCTTCTTCTTCCGCAAAGCGATTGAGGATTGAGGAGCAACGTCTTGTGGTGTAGCAGGACCAATTAATTCTAGATCCTCCAAATGAGCCCAAAGTGTATAGCTACACGTAGTGTCGCCTGTAATTGCCTCTAATGGGTGGTATGGAAAGATTCTCAAGACTCCCCATGATCCATAGTGATTAACGTCCACGAGTGAGGCTAAAGGATAGAAATCCTGAACTGCTGCATATGGTATGCTAATTTGACCCGCTGTATCGGAAGCCAAGTCTATTTCTACTCTAGGCAACTGAGTTCTTTGGGTTAATGTTGAAGAATGAGCCTGCGCCCAATTATCACCATTGACAGTTGATCTAACTCCTCCCAATGGGACCCAAGTAAGCATATATCTCCCTTGCTGAAATCTATTCGCGTTCACTTGCAATGTGAATACGAGTTTCCCTCTCAAGCCTAAATATCCCCTCAATTTATCCTTATAAATGGGAGAATTGAGGAAATTGAATGGCATAAGAAGACGTGGGAAAGTGCTAACCGTGTCGGAAGTTGAAAATTGACCTTTTTGAAGCACTCTAGGCTTGGCCATGAAAGCAGCGATATCATCGGCTATTACAGCCTCGCCCTGGGCGGTATACGCTTGTTGCAAGGTCATTTCTCCGTCCTGATGCGCCGTTACAACTGCTTTATCGTCGTCGAAAGCAGTAGTTGACGCAATTTTTGATGTTCCCGATTCCTGGACGGAAGAAATGGGAAAAACTTCGGATTGTTGAGGCAATCCGAAACCTGTGGATTTGTTTGTTGAAGCTGGTCAAATATTCATCGTGTGATTGACCAAGATCACACAACATAGAAGGCTTCTTGGACATTGGTGGGGCTGCCACCGACCCGCCCTAGAAATAAGGCTAAATAGCCCGGGTCATTAAGCGTAACGCAGTTTCTGGACTTTGATAATCCTTCCATTGTATGTACAGAAAAGATCGAATACGCTCTTGATTTCCTGGTAAGACACCAGGATGCCTCTCAGATAAGGTCTGAGAACCCTGAACATTTTTGTGTGTGTTCAGCACAGATTGCGAACTCATATAAATGAGCTCACGTTCGTCACCTTCGAAAGGTAATACGACCGGTTCTGATATATATCTACACTTGACAGATCTTCCTGTCCATAAGTTCGAATTAGAAATTTCAAGTGCTTCATATTCTCTTCCCATACATCTTTGGAATGAAGCGACAACTCCTTTACAAAAACTTCCAAGTTCGTGTGGAAAATAGCCTGCGTCATATTGACTTTAGACCACAAGGGTATCTCGACTAGAGACTCCATGGACAGAGGAGCAACATACTGACCCAGAAGGGGCTCAAATCTGAAGCTTCTCTTCAAGTATCCAACTTCCGAAATCTTCCGAAAGGGGACTTCAGCTTCAGCCTTCAGTTCGGTGGTATATGTCATTCCCAATTCTTTCATAGACTCAGGAAGGGTTAGCTCATTGAATGATAATTTGAATAATGGATTGACTGTGAAAATATTATCATCACCCAGTACGTGCAGCTCAACAAAATCGTTGAATCTCAAGAACCATCGAGTTTGATCCCTATACCAACAATAGCGAAACGCTATATGGTTGTACATACAATTGATGATAATCGTCAAGGGATGTCCCGAAGGAAGAGAAGCAAACCATTCATAGATAGTATCTCCAACAACGTGTCGTGAATTCACAACTTCTA